TGAATTTTTACGGTGATCGTTGCGATGCAGACCAAGCGCTGAGCTGGCCTCGCAATAATTATCACGTTGACCGTGTTGAGCTTGCTTGCTCCGCGATTCCAAACGACATTAAATACGCTACCTATGAGTTAGCCAACGCACTGGCTAATGACACGGACTCGATTACAGGGACTACCGGCGATACGGGACTTTACGAGTCCGTCAAGCTCGGGGAGATGGAAGTCAAGTACAACACTTCTAGTCAGGCTACTGGAACTGTTAACAACGTATTCGACGTTTATCCTTGGCTTCAGTCTTATCTCGGCGCTTATTGTCTGGGCGGCAGTGGCTCGTATTCTGTCCGCGCTGTGAGGGGTTGAGATGGCAGGCGCACTCGACAGTCTGTTTAAAAGCGTTGCCAAGTCGGTTGTTGCCGACTTAGGCAAGTCACTTGATCACACAATTACGTATACCCGAAAGGCATCCCCTAGCTACAACATCAGCACCGGCGCAGTTACCTCAACGGACACCAGCTACTCGTTCAAAGCCCCTATGGAGTTTGTGAACTCCGACGAAGAAGCTGGCTACCAAGAAAACGTTGCCAAGCTCTACATCACGCCTGACCAAATCGGCGACAACCAAGCCACACTTCAAGACGAAATCAGCCTGACTTACGCAGGATCGAGCCGTACCGCCAAGATCCAAGACATCCAAACCTATAAAGGCGGTCAAGAGTACATGTACATCCTTCGGGTGGTTTTCTAATGACGCTCGTAAACGCTCGCGCTGCCCTGGAAAGTGCCATCAACACTGCTGTTGTCGCAGCAGACAACACCGTGTCGGTTGTCTTCGACAACATGCCGTTTACAACGCCTGGCAAAACAAAAAAGTACGTGCTGGTCACGATCAACTTTGACCAAGCCACGTTTCAAGTGCACGGCGCAGCCGTCGATCAATACACTGGCACGGTCCAGTGCGGCATCTTTACTCCCAAAAACAAAGGCACTGCCGTTGCTGCTGCCATTGCTGAATCAGTCATCGACGGTCTGACCTCAGTCAACGCTTCCGGCTACACCGACACTTACTCGTCAGTTCCCCGCGTTGGCACGATCACCGGTCCAACGGCTGTATCTACTGAGGATCAAAGCCATTTTGTCAGCGTTATCCGCTGTAGCTTCACAGCAGTCTGATGGCCAAAAAACCGCTAAGTGCGCTGACTAAAGATCTTCGCAAATTTGTCGAAGATGGCCGAGCAGCAGCCGGTCCGATTGTCGTTCGCAGCCTGCAGATTGAAGGTCCTTGGTGGACAGGCAACTTTGGAAGACGCTGGAAACTGCGTAACGCGCCTGTCATGCCCGTCCATTACAAAGACGGTCTAAATCGCGGATGGCCCGGAAACCAAACAAACCGTTTTTACCGCCCTGTACCTGAACTTCGCTTGTCCATCAGGCAGACGCTGTATATCGGAAACTCAGTGTCCTACGCAGGTTTTGCTGTCAACAACCCCAACGCTACAGTCACACGACCCGACGGCACAAAAACAACGTACGAAAACCACGCAATGAGGGCGAGGATCACACCGCCCTCTAAAAACCCTGACTGGTACAAGGTTTATACAGCCTCTGGTGGTTTGTTTGATGACCTAACCAAAGCTTTCCGTGCCACCGGAGCTAAGTAGGTTATATTGTATTAGTTGACCTAATTTTATGGCAGTGGAACGCGCTATCGACAAACTCCGCAAGGCGTTTAACGTCGACGCCCGCAGCAGCTACGCAATCAAGAGCGGAGACGAGCTGATCCTCAAGCTTTACTGGACTCCACTAACAATCGCTGATCGAGACCGGATCAACAACATTATTGGAGCATTGAAGCTCCAGGAAACAGACAACAGTCTGGACTTTGCGATCCAAATGGTCATCGAGAAAGCAGAGGACGAGGACGGCAAAAAGCTGTTTCAGTCTGGTGACCGCGCCGCCATTCGTAACCAGCTTCCGATGAACATCGTGCTGGACATCATGACCAAGATGCAGGAACTGCCGGAGGAGGCGAACCCCGACGAAATCAAAAGCAACGCTCTCTGACAACAACTACCTTTTTCTGCAGTTCTTCATCGCTGAAAAGCTCGGCATGACCGTGTCCGAGCTTCGCAGCCGCATGAGCACAGAAGAGTTGTATGGCTGGAGCGCGTATTGCAGCCTTAAGTCAGAACTAGAGCAAAAGGAGATGGATAGGGCTCGTGAAGCGGCCCAGTACCGCCGCGTGCGCTAACGTGGAGACAATGTTCTAGGTATGGTCGTGGCCGGAGCTGAGTACGAAGTAAATATATCCCTAAACACTAAAACTATTGAAGGACAACTTAACACCCTAGAAAAGCGCATCAATAAGATGCGTCGTAGCATTAACGGACCTCTTAGTGTTTTACAACGTCAGGCGGTTTTAGAAGACCGAATAAAAGCAAGTCGTGTTATATCTTTTCGTCTCGGGCAACAGTTAAATCAGTTAGAGGAAAAGGGGGTAAACGTTGCTAAAGCTCGTAGGCAAATTACTGCAGCAACAAATAATTTAAACAGAAAAGAAGTAGAAACAGCTAGAGCTAGAAATAAAATAGTAGGCGACTTTATTAAATTAGAAACTAAAAATTTAGACCTTAAACAAAAAGCTAAAAAAGTAGCAGAAGAAACAACAAAAGAAGAAGTAATTAACAAAAGAATGCAGGCGGAAAACATAGACGCCATGCAGCGTGCCAGGGATACACAATCCCGGTTTAGAGCCCAAATAAACCAGCTGGAGGCAAGAGGAGTAAATGTAAGAAAGCAACGCAACCAATTAGGTAAATTAAGTACTGCTCAAGCAAAAGGCGAGTTTGGAGTTTTTAAACAAATTGCTGCAACTCTTAAGAACAGCATTCGCAACGAAAAGTCAAAACTATCTATACAAAAACTCCAAACTAGTGAACTAGAAAAACAACAAAGGCTTAGGAACAAGACATTAGCTGGGGGGCCCATGCAGTTCCCAAGCGGTCGTAGGCTTACAAGTCCGTTTGACGTTGGACCGGCTCGTGCATTAACTCAAGCAGCTCCATCCTCTTTTATCGGAGAAAAGCAGCTTAAAGACATTGAAATTTTTGAAAGAAAACAACTACGAGCGGCTTTGAACGCTCACTTACGTCAATTAAGTTTTATTCAAAAAGAAACAAGAGCAAAAATAGCAGGTAATAAAAAAGTACTTGATGCCGAAGAAAGAGCTATAAATGATTTTACTAGAAGGCTTAACGCCACTATTGAAAGCCGCCAGGCGGCTGGCTTGCGGCTTATGAGTTTAGCTGGCAAGGCTGGGCGTCTTGGGGGCAGAACAGCGCGACTTATTGACGCATCTAACCTGCGTAAGGCAAATGCTTCGGCTTTGCCAAGTTCTGAAATGCTTGCTGCAAGGGCGAAGAAGTCTGGGCAAGAACTTCTTGAAATAAAAACAAAAGAAGCACTCCAGCAAGAAAGAATTGCGCGTGCCTATGAGCGCTCCGCTATACGTAGCGGCGAAATTCTTAATAACTCCAGGCAGCTTTTACTACCTGAAGGACGCCCAACACGTCCAATAACAAGCGCTGATGCTTTTGGCCCACAACTGCCAAGTCGTACTTCTGCGCCTCTGACCGGAATGTTTGGTGGCCGTCGTGCGGGTGACCCCGGAGCCGTGCGGTTTGGCGGTATGGGAGGCCGCGCTGGTGATATTGCTCTTGGTGCTGGCTTCCCGCTGTTGTTCGGTGGCGGCCCAGGGGCTGTTCTTGGCGGTGCTCTTGGTGGAGCAACCGGAGGCGGCCTTGCCGCACAGATTGCTCTAAGTGCAATCGGCCAACAGATAGACACGCTTGTCGCTCGTATTGCTGGTGTTGGTTCAGCGTTTAACGAACTAACCTTCAATCTCGATACTGTGGCCACATCCATAGGCATTGCAAACACCGAAACGCAAGCACAGCTTGAAAAAATCGAGCAGTACGGTTCAGCCGCACAAGCTGCTCAACTAGCCACAGAGCTTCTTGCATCTAGAGTCGGCGGTTCAGGCAGAGATGCACTTAAAAAATTCGGTGAAGATGCCGTAACTCTGGGCAACAACCTAAACATTATTTTCACGCAAGTTTTGGCAGCCATCGCCAAGATTGCTGGTCCGCTACTTGAAAAACTTGCACAGATGGCGGGCGACACGGCTGCTCGCGGAGCCTTTGACAGAGCAACGGGTCTTACTGGGGTAGAGGCTGCTGTCCAAAAGTTCAGGACATCCAGGCAGACTGTCCAAAACGCAAGAAACCTGCGAAAGGACTTAAGAGCCGCAGGTTTTACCGGAGATCTTCCTTTAGCAAGCACAAGGTCTGCAAAACAGTTCACCAAAGATTTTGCACTTGAGGCTGGTAAAAGACTACTAGAAACTCCCGAAGTTAAGATCGAACAAATTGCTGCAGGCATACAGACTCCCGAACAAGAAAGTGCTGCAAGTAAAGAAGCTCGTATGACAAAACGTTTAGACAGGCTCGATGCAGAGCGCAAAAAAGTGCTTGAAATTTCTCGCTTCAGAGACAAAATTGCTGCTGCAACCGCTGCTGAAGACGAACAGCTTGTTATTCGTCTAAAAGGAGAGCAAAAGATCGCTGAAATCGAAGGCAAACGTATTAAGGATCTTGCTGGGGTTACAGAGCAGCGCGAAAAAGATGCAATAAACATTGGAGCGGCCACTAAGAAGTTGGCTGCTCATCGCGATACAGAGCGTCAGTTAGCTGAACTGGAACGTCAGCGTCAAGAAAAGTTTGAAACTACGATTGAAAGCCTTGATCATCAACTGGCTCTTGCCCGGGCTACGGCTGAAGA